ACCCAAAGCCCTCTGCAAGTAGTCTGCCTTGTCCGCTTCGTTCTGGGTAACTTCCTTGATGAACTGTTCCCATCGTGGGCAGGTAACTTCCTGCAAGGTGTATTCAAAATTGGTCTGCATGGTCAAGAAATCATCCCATCTATGCTCACGGAACTTCATGTGTTCCAGGTCATAAGTGCCGTTCAGACAGTTAATCAGATAGGGGTGAGTGTCAAACTGTGCCGCCGCAATCTTCATGCTGTCCGCAGCGTCCTTCATAAGACGGTCACGGAAACGGCGGTCACCCATCTTCCCAACAAAAGCCATGTACTGCTTGCGCTTTTCCTCATCGGTAATCTCTCCGCAGTACAGAGCCATGAGTCGCACGAACTCCTTAATCTTTGCAGAAACCAGAAGCGCACCCACGTCCTTGTGCCATTTGCCAGTTTCATAGGTGTACCAGGACTTTGCTTCTGGGCAGTAGCGGGTGTCATTCTGATAGCACTCAGAGAAGAGGTCAGCCATGCCCGCTTCATCCCAGGAGTACCCAGTGGAATCATCCTGGTAGGCGGTTTCCGGGTGGTGGTCTTTAATGTAATACAGCTTTCTGCTTATGTCCTCAGAGGTAATGTACCTGCCATTGGACAACTGAAATAACTCATCACTCACTCTTCTGTACCTCCTTCCTCTCTTTGTACTTGTCGCACTTCGGAGTGCAGCTATAGCATAAATCGTATTTCAAATCGCAACACAGGTTCCAGTCACCGCCACCGATGAAGTGTGAACAGGTTGCACAGGTGTCTTTCTCATCATTCATCTTCATAATCTCCTTCCAATGTATTGTATGGACAGCCGGGACAACTGCTTACCCACTCTCCGTTCTCGTCCAGGTGGTAGTCATCACCGTATCCTCCGCATTCATAGCAATAATCGTAGTCATCCATGTGATTTACCTCCTGTACCGTGTAACGCTTTCTGTGATGGTTTGCAGTTCCCGGTCATCAAGCGGCGGCTTGCATTGAGTCATGTTGACAAATTTCAGTTCCGCATAAATCTGTGCCGGGGTATAGCCCGT